GAAGATGCTATTGCTAAAGTTGATGATCTTATGGAGTTTATCCTTGAGGCTACCATTGACATACCTTTTGTATCTTCTGATGATTATACCACTTACTTAACAGGTAAAGGTAATTTTCGTTTTGAAATAGCCAAGACCTTTGAGTACAAGGGTAATCGCAAGAGTGTAGAAAAACCAGTTCATCTGTCTTATTGCCGAGACTACATGATTGATCGTTATGATGCTATTGTTAGTCAAGGGGAAGAAGCCGACGATCTTATCTCAAAAGCAGCAGCAAGCCTTGACTATAACTGTGTTGTTGCCTCTATTGATAAAGATATGCTTCAACTACCTTGCTGGCATTTTAACTTCGGTCGTAATGAGTGGACTAAGGTAGATAAGGAAAGCGGAACGAAGTTCTTCTACACTCAAATCCTTACTGGGGATCGTGCTGATAACATCATTGGTTTGCATGGGATCGGGCCTAAGAAAGCTGAAAAGATACTACAGGATTGTCATACAGAAGAAGACCTATGGGATGCTGTAGTTAAAGCCTACGAAGGTGATGTAGAACATGCCTTAGAGAACGCCAGACTATTGTGGCTGCGTAGATATGAAGGAGAGATTTGGTGTCCACCAGTAATGGGATAAAGCATGGCTACCGATCTGGTCTAGAAGAAAAAGTATCTAAGCAACTAGACGAATTGTCTGTAGAGTATGAGTATGAAAAACTAAAGATTGTCTACGAAGTACACGAAAAAAGAACATACACGCCAGACTTCAAGATACTAAGTAATGGTATTATTGTCGAGACTAAGGGAAGGTTCTTAGGTGCAGATCGAAAGAAGCATCTCTTAGTTAAGAAGCAACATCCAGAGCTTGATATTCGTTTTGTCTTTTCTAATTCTAAGGCAAAATTGAGTAAAGGCTCACCTACCTCGTATGCTGATTGGTGCAACAAAAATGGGTTTAAGTGGGCTGATAAACTTATTCCAGAGGAGTGGCTAAATGAATAATAGTCCCTACGGAAAAATACTTGGTCGCATTAACGAAAGATTAGCCCTAAAGGGTAATCCTTACACCCCGCAGGAGATAGACGAACATGAGTGTGCAGAACGTATTTGGGCAACTATTGCTCAATGTAAGCAAGAGTTTGATGAGGCTGTCGATCTATCTTGGAAAAATGGGTATGAATACGGAAAGGACGAGTACAAAGGATACTGAACCAAATAGCCGTATCTTAATCTGGGATGTAATTGATGGCCCATTTAATCGGGAAGAATTTGATGAGTATGACTTGCTTAACGAGGGACTTCCAGACCATCTAAACTTCATGCTTGTTGTGTTGATCGAAGATGAAGGCGAACTTGAGAAAGTGGACTTTTGGTATGAGACAGAAGAAGAAGCACTTGAAGTAGTCAAATACTTTAAGGAAAAGATTGAACCCTTGGGAGTAATGTAATTGACAAAGAAAACAGTTGTAGTCCTAAGTTGTGGACACTCTGATCCATCAGTGCCTAATGATCGTTATTCTTGGCTAGGGGATTTCCTGTATGATCTAAAGCCTGATTATGTAGTTGACTTGGGTGATGGTGCTGATATGAGGTCTTTGAATACCTACGATAGCAACTATCCAAAAGCAATTATCAATCAGTCATACGAGAAAGACATTGAGCATTACAACGATGCTATGGATCGTATGCGTCATAAGTTCCGTTTTAATAAAAAGAAACAACCTTTCTATATTGGTTTTGAAGGCAACCACGAACATAGAATTAAGAAGGCTATAGCACATGACCCAAGACTTGAGGGATCAAAATACGGGATTTCCTTCGGGCATCTTCAAACAGACTTCTGGTTTGACGAATACCACGAATACAAAAATTCCGCGCCAGCACTCGTGTCGTATGATGGTATTACTTACGGCCATTATGTTGCTAGTGGTAACTACGGCAGTGCTATGGCTACTAAAAATCATGGTGGCTCTCTGGTAGAGAAATTGGCTTGCAGCGTCACTGTAGGGCATACCCACAAGTTTGACTACCACTATAAAGGTGATGCTCGTCCTAACCCAATTCATGGCCTTGTTGTTGGTTGTTTTAAGGGTGCAGAAGAAAGTTGGGCTGGTCAAGCAAATCAGGAGTGGCGTAAAGGTTTTGTTATCAAGCGTGAAGTAGAGAATGGTGACTACGATCTTGAGTGGGTGTCTATGGAAGCCTTGAGGAAAGAGTATGGGAGTTAAAGTTGGGTAAACGTAGTGACTTTGAGAGGCTCCCTCGTAGCTATTACCCAACCCCAATAGAAGCTGTAGTTCCACTTATTGACCATCTTCCGTACACTTTTGATTATGTAGAACCTTGTGCGGGCGATGGTCGATTGGTTAAGCACATCTGGGATTTGACAGGTGGTCATGGTGAGTGCCTATATCTATCTGACATCGAACCACAAGCATCAGGTATTTACAAAGCAGATGCTTTAACACTTGATTTTGGTGGCTATGGTGTTGTAGATATGTGTATCACTAACCCACCTTGGGAGAGAGACTTCTTGCACCCATTTCTAGACCACTGGATTGACATTTGCCCTACTTGGCTATTGTTCGATGCAGATTGGGCGCATACCAAGCAGTCTGCTGTATACATGACTTACTGTGCTAAAGTAGTTTCTATAGGTAGGGTTAAGTGGATCGAAGGTAGCAAGAGCGTTGGAAAAGATAACTGTTGTTGGTATCTATTCGATAGGAATAAAAGACACCAGACAGAGTTTTATGGAAGGACTATTTGATGATTACACAACAAGACCTAGATGATATGGGGTATAACTATTACTCCGAAAATAAAGTTTCCCCTAGTACGATGGATATGGTTAAAGAGTTTAGTCGTGTCCTAGGTCAAAAGCCTAGTGCTGCCCTTTATGCCACCTTAATTCAAGAGGAGTTTGATGAATGGCTTGAGGCAGATGCTTGGGAAGAAGATGACCTTAAGGAACTGGCTGACTTGGTTTACGTGATCTATGGTTATGCCAATGCTTGTGGTTACGATCTTGATGAAGCCATTCGCCGTGTTCATGTCAATAACCTTGGGCGTTGCGTACAACCTGATGGCTCTATTCTTCGTCGTGAAGATGGGAAGATCATCAAGAACAAGGTTTACCCAAAAGTGGATTTGAGTGACCTAGTATGAAGAAAAGATTTAACAACAGTTGGACAATACGTTGGCTACGCTATCTAAATACTTGGCGTGAACATCGTCGGATCATTAAAGAGTTGAATGCTCTGGATGATAAAACCTTACGAGATATTGGTATCAGTCGTTGTGATATTGATAGGTTGATTTGGTTGGAATACGATAAAGAAAAACGAGGAAAGAATAATAATGAAAAGTAACTACCTGCCAACAGACTACCAGTCTTTTATTGCAACATCACGTTATTCACGTTGGCTAGAGCAAGAAGGTCGCCGTGAGAGTTGGGGAGAGACAGTCCAGCGTTATATGACTAATGTAGTTGCCCCACAGATTGGCGATAATGGTTTGGCAATGGATGAAATTCATCTAGCTATCCTAAACCTAGATGTAATGCCTTCTATGCGCGCTGTAATGTCTGCTGGCCCTGCACTAGATCGTGATAACACTGCTGGCTACAACTGCTCATACATGCCTGTAGATGACCCTAAGTCCTTTGATGAGGCTATGTTCATCTTGTTGTGTGGTACTGGTGTAGGCTTCTCTGTAGAGCGTCAGTATGTAAACAAACTACCAGAAGTGCCAGATGCTCTGTTCAACAGTGAAGACCTCATCGTTGTGCAGGACAGTAAAGAGGGTTGGGCTAAGGCACTACGTAAGCTAATTGCTATGCTCTATAGTGGTGAAATTCCTAAGTTTGATACGTCTAAGGTTCGTCCTGCTGGGGCTAAGTTGAAGACCTTTGGTGGTCGTGCATCAGGCCCAGCGCCTCTGGTTGACTTGTTCCAGTTTGTTATTGGTAAGTTCAAGGAAGCTAAGGGACGTAAGCTATCGTCTATCGAATGCCATGACATTATGTGTAAGATTGGTGAAGTTGTTGTAGTTGGTGGTGTTCGTCGTAGTGCTATGATTTCTCTGTCTAACTTGTCAGATGATCGTATGCGCTATGCTAAGTCTGGTAGCTGGTGGGAGAATAATCCTCAACGTGGTCTGGCTAATAACTCTGTTAGCTATACCGAGAAGCCAGATGCTGTGAGTTTCCTTCGTGAATGGACTGCCCTTGTGGAATCAGGCTCTGGTGAACGTGGTATCTTCAATCGTCAGGCATCTAAGAAGCAGGCAGCTAAGAATGGTCGCCGTAAGACTGACTTTGATTTTGGTACTAACCCCTGCTCAGAGATTATCTTGCGTCCCTATCAGTTCTGCAACTTAACCGAGGTCGTAATTCGAGCAACCGACACTCTTGAGCAACTAGAGAATAAAGTTCGTATTGCAACTATCCTAGGGACTATCCAATCGACCTACACCAAGTTCCCCTACTTGCGCAAGATTTGGCAAACCAACACAGAAGAAGAACGTCTGCTAGGTGTGTCTCTCACGGGGATCATGGACAACCCCCTAATGACTACAAAGAATGCAGGCTTACCTCAAACCTTGGAGCATCTAAAAAATGTCGCTATTACTACTAATGCTGAATGGGCTGAGCGCCTTGGCGTTCCTGTATCTGCTGCTATTACTTGTGTTAAACCATCGGGAACCGTCTCGCAACTTGTTGACTCAGCCTCAGGTATCCATGCTCGCCATAGTGCTTACTATATTAGGACTGTTCGAGGCGACAATAAAGACCCTCTTACACAGTTTATGAAAGACCAAGGTATCCCATCTGAACCTGATGTTATGAAGCCTGCACAGACTACAGTGTTTAGCTTCCCAATGAAGGCTCCAGAGGGTGCAGTGGTCACGGCTGATCTTAGTGCTATTGACCAGCTAGAGATGTGGTTGGCCTATCAGCGTAATTGGTGTGAGCATAAGCCCTCTGTTACTATCAACGTGCGTAGTGACGAGTGGTTTGAGGTAGGTGCTTTCGTCTATAAGAACTTTGATGAAATGTCTGGTGTGTCTTTCTTGCCATACAACGAGCATACTTATCAGCAAGCCCCTTACCAAGAGGTTAGCAAGAACGAGTATGAGAAACTACTGTCTGTTATGCCAGCAGCTATTGACTGGTCTAAACTTTCAGAGTATGAGTTGGAAGACACTACATCAGGATCACAGACGATGGCTTGTTCGTCTGGTGTTTGTGAGATTGTTGACTTAACGTAAGTTGACTTGACGTAAGGATAAGCGTCTGACCTAGCCTTCGGGCTAACCTACGGATGTTTACGTAGTGAGTGGGGTTGATCGTCCACAAGGGAATAGGGATAGGTCACAGCTAGTGCTTATTGTACTTGTCTGGCCTAGGGTTATAGCGCCCCTTGTCCTGACTACGTGTTCCCGAACAGGAACATATGTCCAAAATGATCTATTAATTACTCATTTGTTCCCGAACAGGCACATTTGAATTTACAAGATACTGCCTTTAGCTCAGTGGATCAGAGCAGGGAACTTCTAATTCTCAGGTCGGGGGTTCGAGTCCCTCAAGGCAGGCCAAACTTTAATTAAGGGAGTAACTAATGCGGATTGATATTGAGACTGAGGCTTCGGGGGTGCGGGTAGTAAAAATTGAGGGTAAAGGTATGGCTAGACTTATACCTTACGATGTAAAAACTTCTTATAGTGACGCTGATATTTTAGCTGTAGCACTTCATCTAGCTGATGTGGGAGTTTACTTTAATGGGGTATCTTTGATGGATATGAATAGCCTTAGTTTTGATAATGTGGTTAATCCTGAAAGTGGAGAGTAATTGTGTCGGAAACCCCTAAGTCTCGCCGTGCCACTAAGTATAAGAACGCTGATGTAAAGACTGTCTCTGGACTAGTAGCTAAAACACCTAAACAACAAGAATTGATTGATGCACTAAAGTCTAGTCGGCAAGTATTTATTCTTGGGCCTGCTGGTACGGGGAAGACTTATGTTACAGCAACCTATGCTGCTGACCTCTACACACTAAAGAAGATTGACAAGATCGTTATCACAAGACCTATGGTATCTGTAGGTAAAGAGTTAGGTTTCTTGAAGGGTGATCTACATGAGAAGACGCTACCTTGGGCCTTACCTGTCCTTGATGTGTTAGATAAGCACTTGGGTAAGGCTACAGTAGAGATTGCTATTAAGGGTGGTAATATTGAGATGGCTCCCCTAGCTCTTATGCGTGGTCGGTCTTTTGAGAATGCTTTTATCATTGTTGACGAGACACAGAACATTACTACACACGAGCTTAAGATGCTCTTGACAAGGGTTGGAGAGGGTTCTACTATCGTACTCAATGGTGATGTGCAACAAAGTGACCTTAAAGAGGCGGATGGTCTGACTAAGGTTATCCACCTAGCTAAGAAGCATATGTTGCCCGTAGCTATTGTAGAGTTTGGGGTTGACGACATTATCAGATCAGATATAACGGCCCAGTGGGTCAAGGTGTTTTTGAAGGAGGGGCTATAAATATGAATACAGAAGACTTTAAGGTTGGAAGTAAGTGGGTGGCTAAAGTAGACTACCCGTATTGTTCAGATGTTGTTCTAGATGAAGTTGTTGAAATAACAGATTTGGACAAGGTTATTTATTTTAGAAATTTGGCAAAGGATCGCGCGTATCCTTGTTGGAGTGGAGAGGATAAGTACTGGAAAATCTATTTTAAGCCTTACATAGAAGAAGTTGCCCAAGAAGACTTTATCTTAAAGGACAATGTAAACAACCCATCTCACTATGGTCAAGGTAAGATTGAGGCTATTGAATACATCTCTGACTTCCTTACTAAAGAGGAGTATCAAGGTTACCTTCGTGGGAATATCGCTAAGTATCTTCACCGCTTCCCTTACAAGAATGGTATTGAAGACCTAAAGAAAGCACGTTGGTATTTGGAACGTCTTATCGAAGAAGTAGAATAGCCATAGAATAACAAAAAGCCGCAAGCGTCCGTTGGGATACTTGCGGCTTTACTATTTGTGTCTTATTGTTATTTCTTACGAGAGAATAGGCTTCTGATGCTCCTACCAATCTCATGTGGGCTAGGCAACAACCAACCAAGCACTAGTAACAGAATTACCCAAGGGTTAGTCTCATTGACAGTTACACTCTCTACTGTTTCAGTCTTAACCCTGTTGTTATCTGTGGACTGAAAGACCCTATCAGCAGTGTCAAACTCTAACCTCTGTTCAGTGTTGTTTGTTGTCCCTAGGGTTTGTGTGTTAGTCTTACCAATCTGGGTATTGGCTGCTACGTTAGTTCCCCTGCCCGTTAGAAGGCCCAGAGGGCTTGTCCCGCAACTTGCTATACTGGTCAAGACCAAAAGCAGCAGTGACAAACGTAAAGACTGGCCAAACGAGAATTTCGATAATCTTGTCATCTTTCACCTCTACAACGTAGAAAAACCATAGCAGAAGAATTACCGCTACTTCCCTCTTGAATGTCTTCTTCACAAGTTGTCTCATAGGTTTTATTTACCTCTTTCGAGATGTTCTCTAATACCTTTGATATTCTCATCTATGCGGGCTAAAGTGATTGCTTGACTCTGTACAACAACCTCTAGGCTAGAAGTCCTAGCATCAAGACGAATGATGTCTTCCGAGTTAGAGTCAATATCATTCCTAAGGGAAGCTGCAAACCAGATAATAGCAACTGTTTGACAAGCAATAGCAAAGACAAATGTTATAGGGACGCTCTTAGATAAGTGCCAAGGTTCATCAGGCATTGAACAAATCTCTCTCTTTTTTCCTACGTATAGTGAGACCTCTAAGTGTAACCATCTTACCCGTTTGTCTATCTCGCTGTTTGTCCCACATCAGGAAGGCATCAGCAGCCCCTCTGTAGTCCCCTGTATTGAGCTTACGAAGCACTGTTGACTTAGAGAATGATCCACCACCTATGTTGAAGATCAGGGAGCCTGTAGCATCCCTCTGGTTCTGTGTGAGAGGTACTTTGACCAGCTTGTCGATAGTATCTTCTACCCAAGCCAAATCTTCTCTAAGAAACTGCTCAGCTTGGGTAACAGTAATAGTCATGTTAGGTTTAGCATTCTTAGTGTGACCCCAACCAATAGTCCAAACATCATTCGGTGTTGGTAGGTAAGAGGTCAACCTTAGTGCTTCATGTTCTTTGATAGCGTCTATATTTTTAATGCGCATGATTTAAATGCTTTAGTTTTCTAGAGCAGTTAGGCGCGCTTCAAGAGATACAATGATAGCCTGTTGTTCTTGCACAGCCTTAACCAGCAGCCAAGTAATCTCAGTAGCATCAAACTTCTTAATAGCCGTAGTTTCTTCATCAGTATCATTTAGCTTGGCATCATAAGTTTCAACCGTGTTTGGCAGGACAGTCATCACTTCATCAGCAATAACACCAATGCCCCTCTCGCCTTCAACTGTTCCACCCTTGCCATTGTATTCCCACTCACAGACACGCACCTGCATTAACTCAGGAATACCTTTAGGGTAGTTTGTAATATTATGCTTCAGACGCTGATCAGAAGGGTTTGACCATGTTGTACCTGTGGCTTTTTGTGCTGTGGAACCTGTGAGAATAAGGCTACCAGTGGATGTAATCTTCAGGCGTTCTGCGGGGGCGGCAGATGTCTGACTGGTGGAAAATATCAGGTCGTGGGAGTTACCACTGGCGGAAGTCTCTGCAACAATGGTTGCGCCCCTGTAGGATGCGCTGCTAATCGCCAAATCAGTAAAGGCTGAAAGTCCAATACCAACTTGGTTGCCTGTTGCGCCGCTTGTATTTACGTTGGCAAGGGCCACAACGGCCCCAAGTCCAGATGCATTGTCAAACCTTACCTGAAGTTCCTCGGTGGGGGTTTTAGTTCCAATGCCAACCGCTCCCGTGGCTGTAACGACAAATGGCGTACTGTCTGGGTTTGCGCTGTCCTCGACCAGAAGAGCATCACCCGTTCCTGTTTGAGTAATACGAAAAGCATCGTTTGCGGAGTTAGTTACAACTCGTGATTCAGATGTACTCCAAGTTCCAGCGCCTTGGTCAAAAGTAAAAATGTTAATCCAAGCTGAGTCAGCAGCGTTTCTCATCTTCAAGATATTAGTGTCAGTCTCATACCAAAACTGATAGGCGTAAGTTGTTGAGGGGGCTGCTGCCCCCGCTGAGTTTGAAGCCAAGGCTTGAAGTGCATCGTTCAAATTCCCCCTAAATGAAGGAAACCCTTGGTTGGCTATGTCGAAATTACTTTGGCTCATACTATCTCCCTGCCGTAGCCCTTAGCTACATAATCAATCGTTGTCGGGTTTGTACTAGTGCTTCCACCAGTTAGTGTGGTTATAGTGAAACCTGTCCTGCTTTTAGCTGAGATTACATACCTATCCCCACTTGCAAGAACAGCAGCAATACCTAGTGCTGGTGTATCTTTAAATGCAACAGGGAAAGTAATAACTCTGCTTCCCGTGTAAGCAAGGTCTTTACCAGATACAACTCTGTCTGGCATATCTATCTTTGCTACAAGTGCTGTAACTGCTGGGGCTAACTTAGTTGACTTACTTTTTAACACAACTCTGAACCTAATGGCCCTAGCTGAAATATCACTGACAACAATGTTTTGCCAAGCTGACCAAGTAGGAGAACCCGCTGGATCACCGTCTGTGTAAGAGACTTGAGGACTCACGGAAGTTAAATCAAACTTAGAGGGGTCTCCATCAAATCTGCCATTCCTAGCATCGAAATTACCAGTTGCTAGGTCAAAAGTATCAGCGTAGTCTAATAGCAAAGTCTCTAGGTTTACTTTAACCCTACTTTGATACTTTACTCCGAGGTCAAGGTAATTGGAGAACTGATAGATACCAGAACTCGCTACCTGACCTTGTTTACCGCCGCCATCAAAAACCCCCTCTTGGGCATTAAAGTTACCCGTTATATCATCGAACAAAGTAGAAGTGTTTAGGGTTAGGTAACCATCTATGTCTACCACATTCGTCTTGTTGCCAGTGAATGCAGGGTGTTCTGTGAAGGTTTCTACTACGTTAAGGTTTTCAAGGAAATCTACGTTAATGCTAACAACAAAACTAGAAGTATCCTCGCTGGCATTACCCAGTTTATCTACTGATCGAATAAAATAAGTACCCGTCTTTGCTGGGACTGTCACACTAACAGCAGGTCTTGCTACCTTTTCAACTAAGTCAATAGCATTCTGGTAACTAGCGCCTGTGGTTTTTGTTGAGTAACGAATCCTATAGTGAGACAAATCTAAGTCTGGAACTGCACTCCAAGTTAAGTGCAAAGAGTTACCAACAACATTCCCAGTAAAGTCTTCTACAGCAGAGGGGGGAGGGGCAAAGAGATTAACATACCATTCTGATACAGTGCTGTATTCACTCCTGATACCAAGGGTATTAACTGATCTAGCCCGTATGTCATAGAAACCATCGCTTATTGAGGGGATTTCAAATAGGGTAGAGTTTGATTTCCCAACAGGGATATACCTTGTTGCATCAGATTTCTTATATTCTACCTCAAAGTATTCTTCAAAGAGGTTATTTGCACTAGTTATTTCAACAAGAATTACACCAGTTACTTGTTCATTTACAATACGAAGTTCATCATCAATAGAGATTCCTGGGGGTATAATCTCAAATGGGTCAGGTAAAGTAGTATTGTTATTCTCAAAGTTCTTTTCAACACCAGCAGTAAAGACACCTTGACTGATTTCTCTAAGTGTCATACGAACTTGAATATCAAGCCCTTCATTTAAGCCAAAGTTCCACTCTACAACTTCAAAAGCTTTATTAGTCCAACCAAACCTTTCGTTACTGATACTAATAAAATCACCAACCTGAACTTGAAAAGCTCTCATACCAAAAGCTGCACTAAATGTAAGTTGCTCTCTATTACGATTTAGGGCAATTTGAGCAATTCTTCTTGCAATGGCACTTGAGTCAGTGAACGGCAAAGATAGGTCAAGAGTGTTGACAACACCACCATCAATGGCTAAATAAGTATCGCTGTCTACTATTGGATAGTCTGCTGGTTGGTAGTCTGTTTGTGTCCCTTTAAACGTCCCCTTGACGGAGTTAAAGTTATCTCTGCGGGAATACCTAGTTGAAAGGGATATGCCAGAACGTAGATCATCCTCATCAAAGGATACAGTGGGTTCAGTCCAAGCAGCCGCCTTTACTCTCCATTTACCTTGTCCATACCACAACAATCCCCCCATAGAAGTTAATAAACTACTTAGGATAGAAGAAGGTTCTGCTCCTGTAATAAAAGTACCATTGCAAGTGTAACGCTTTTCACTACCTACAGTCTGGTTACAGATTGTTGCAGCAGCAGTAACTAGGTCATCGTCAATACGAGAGGATGGTTGGTTCATCCCATAATCAGAAGTTAAGTAGTCTCTGATACAAAGGGCTGGGTTATCGCTCCAAGCTGTGGTATTGGTGTTTGGGTTAAATACCTTCTTACCACGTATTACAGCAGATACAGAGGGTACACCATTTGGAAAAGCATTCTCATCGTATTTGAACCTAACATAGATATATGCGATACCCTGAAGTCTATGTTCACTTGTCCACTTACCTTTAGCTGCGGAAAGACCAGAGGTTGCAGAAATTAACTCCCCATCAGCTTGTTGGTTATCTGTTCCACGATAGGTTTTAATGCGGACATTACCATCATAACGATTTGGAAAAGTTACCTCATCACTTCCATTAATAGTTACAACTTGGTCATTAAGGTAGATTTCTTGGAAGCTGTCAATCTCGTGTCCAGCAAAGGCAATAATTCTATGAAGGTATTTATTTTCACCACCAGTAGAAACATCATAGATACGAACACCACCAACTCTTGTCTCACCATAGATAATCTGATGGTCTAGAGCAGCACCAGATTGACCCTGAATACTA